TCAGCTCGCAGATTTAACGATGAAAGTCACGACGCCGAAAACGTCCAGCGTGTCTTCGCTACCAACAACAATCGGACTGTAGGCGCTGTTCATAGGATTGAGTTGCACAGTTGGGCGCAGCTGCAGGCGTTTAACAGTGAACTCCCCTTCTACAGCGGCGATAACAATGTCTCCATGCTCAGCAGTGCGCGAGCTGTCGACTACCAGCAGATCGCCGTCGCTGATCCCGGCTTCGATCATAGAATCCCCCGCGGCTTTGACGAAATATGTGGAGCTCGGGTGAGCGACAAGTAACTCATTGAGATCAATGCGCTGTTCAACGTAATCAGCCGCGGGGCTTGGGAAACCACACTGCACTAAGTCACTGAAAAGCGGGAGAGCAATAATTTCTCGCAGTTCTGCAGGCCTGATAAATTCCATGTTACATACCTCAAATACTGTTTTTATATACAGTAGTTTCATTTGAGTATGCTCGCAAGACAGAGGGTCTGTCATGAATGATTAAAGCTTCGCCGTTTCGCTTCTAAGTTTCTATGCCGCTTCAAATTATGAGTTTTGTAAATTTTGTGACAGTAACTCTATGTGAGCAAATTTAAGCCGGTTTTGAAACGGGGAATTTTTTATAAAGCGTACATACTGCCACATCATAAATTATCGCTACCTGCTTCCTGTCTACTCCGTTCGCTATCAGTCGGCCTGCTTGCGCCCATTGCTCATGGGTAAGCTTCGGACGCCTGCCACCTATTCGTCCTTTCTCTCGAGCAGCCGCCAACCCCGCCCGGGTGCGCTCAACGATCAACTCTCTCTCCATTTCGGCCAGAGCTGACATGATATGAAAGATGAAGCGCCCCATCGGGCTGGATGTATCGATACTGTCCGTGAGGCTCTTAAAGTGGATGCCGCGCTGCCGGAGTTCGTCCACCAGCAGCACGAGATTCCGCATGCTTCGCCCAAGACGATCCAGTTTCCAGACCACCAACGTGTCCCCTTCATTCAATGCCTTAAGGAGCTTTTTTAGTGCTGGACGATTTGCCACTGTTCCGCTCATTTTTTCTTCGAAAATCTGTTCACATCCTGCGCGTTCGAGTGCTTGCCGCTGAAGATCCGTATTTTGGTCAGTTGTTGACACCCTTACATAGCCAATTTGCATATTTTTCACCCAGTTATTTCTGCAAAAAAATCAGGTGAAGGTATCGGCCGGGCCGCTCAAGAGCAATCTATAAAACGTCGGTTTGGGAGACAGTTCCACGAGGAACGTCGGAACCGCGGCGGGAACGGTTGCCGCCGGGGATGACGATCGACTCAGCACTCTTGAAGGTAAAACGGGAGGGTCAATCAAAGGGGCGGTGATTGCTAAAAGAACTTCTGATTCCAACCCTGCATCAGGCGGTGAGCTTGAGTCCGTTCTGCAAAACTCTGGCGGTGCTGCTCTTTCACAGTTTCACATGTTTACTCAGATGGCTGGTAATACCCGCTATGGATTCCTTCGCGTATGGGATTCTTCGACATTTAAAGACTGGTACTTCGACCATTCCAGCGGAAATGCTTATGCTGCAGCGTCATGGGTAAATAACTCAGATCGCCGGATTAAAGATGACCTCAACCCGATTGACGACCCGCTGGGAAAAATGAAAAAAGTACGCGGCTATACGTGGGTGCGGAAAGATGACCAGATGAAAGGCTCTTTTGGGATTGGCTTTGTGGCTCAGGAGGTGCAGGAGGTATTTCCTGAGGCTGTATCACATGCCCAGGAGGGTTCTTTGACAGTAGATGGCCAAGTGATAGAGCAACCATTGGCGCTATCACCTGGTGATGTGGCTGCGGCTCTCCACCATGAAGCTATATTGGAGCTTATGGAAGAGATCACTGAGCTAAAAAAACTAGTCAGCTCCCTTTCATCTCAACACTGAGCATCCTTTTCAGTTCGTTTACTTCGTCAATGAGAGCAAGGATCGCTTCATGGTGAAGCGCTGCAGCAACTCCGTACGTATCTGGTGAAAGAACACCTTCGACTACAGAGCCATCTGAAAGAGTAACGTTCAGCCCCTTAGAAACAGCCTCAGGAAATACTTTTTGTACTTCCTGAGCTGTAAATCCGATACCAAATGAGCCGGTTGATTTCCATTTCCAGGTTTGCCCGCGTATTAGACGCATTTTTTCAAGCGGCTCACTAATTGGGCCATCAATATCTTTAAGTCGTTCGTCACAAGTCGGTGACCATGCTACCCCCTGGGCCACTCCATCTTGTCTGAATGACCAATAGGCCGGAGTGCCACCGAACGCAAGCTGAAGATAGCCGAAGGTTCCCGTTCCCTGTACAACCTGAGCATATAATGAGAAATCAATCCCGTTATAAACTCCTGATCTGAATCTGGAGCCAATAAGTTCAGCGTTTGTTACTGTTCCTGCTGGCGGCGTGCTAGCTGGAGATGCACCGCCGGCTTTAACCTGTCCTGAAATAACCCCGCCTGTTTTTCCATTTATGCTGTCAAAGCGAGAATCGTCACCAGCGGCCACAGTTCCTAACACTGTTCCGACGTTCCTCGTGGAACTGTCTCCCAAACCGAGGTTTGTGCGAGCGCCTGACGCGGTTGTCGAACCGGTACCGCCCTGAGCTACAGACAGCGCTGTAGACAGTCCGCTGAGCGAGGTGATGTCATTGTTTGCACCTTTTGCCGCCTTACCTGCGAGAGAAGTGGTAATGCTATTCCAGGCAGGTCCCGTCCATGTTGTTCCATCAGGCAGAGTTATCGTTATATTGCCGTTTCCAGAAAAAATGCTTTGCCAGTTCTGTTTGTCGTAATTCAGTCCACGCAGTGCTTCAGCACTTTGCGCCACCAGCGCGGCAGTGACCATGTTCAGCGCCACACGGGGAACAGCTGACCATGCTGCGCCGGATTGCGTTGGCCCGGTAAAGTTGCTGACCAGCGTAAGTTGCGCATTACTCTCAACCGATTTTACGGGCAATGTATACGGTACACCGCCCACAGTAGAGACAATAAAGTCACCTGCGGCGAGTTCTGTTGCGAATGAGGTTCCGGAACCGCCAACAATAGCGGACCCGTTTGTCAGGGTGATAGTTCCTGCAGACATATGCGCTCCTTTCGGGCAATAAAAAACCCCGCCGGGGCGAGGTTTATTCAAAAATGCTTGAGTTACTGGCACGTGGTACTACTGAACGTGTATGCGCTGACCCATGACCAGTTAAATGGGTAACCGGCGCGGTACTGGGTCTGATTACTTTGCTTCCGCACTCCGTAAATCTGGACGATGTTCTCCTGTCCGCCGATCAGGGCCGTTCCGGTACATATGGGATGCTGCTTCTGAATAACGCCAGCGCAACCTGAGAGCAATGCAGCCACCGCCAGGCAAAGAATCATGTATTTCATAGTAGTTATATCCCAGGGTATTCAAGATGTTAAACAATAACAAGATGAATCAAAGGGATATAATTGATTCTGTAGATCAATTTCATAAGATTGATCGCTGAAAACGATCAATCGTAGTTGGCACAGTTGATGGCCATAATCACGTTTCTCAGATTTGAATACGCGACGTTCTGAAGGTTTCCGCTGGGCGTTGTTTGTGGTCTGGCGAATATTCGCGTATTGCCTCCCTCAAGTTTTGCCATGCTCTTGTAAATCGCCGAGTAGGGCTGCGGCTGGCCGCCGGCCGATATAACTCCAGTAATTAGACCCAGCATGGCAGGCATACAGGCCCATTTCCCCGCCAGCGTGGTATTGATGTTATAACCTGAACTTGCATCTACTCCGGCAGTACCGAGGGTTACCACATCACTGAGTGTGCGCGTTTCGTTTGTCAAAATAAGCGTCCCTGACGCATCCCAGACGGCCAGCCCGTAGTCAGGCTTTGTCTGTGGGAAAATAGAGAAAAAATAAACGTACGCTGTGCCGGTTGCATTTGGTCTGAGGAAATCAACCATGATAGTGTTCCCGCTTATCGTCTGGGTGATTTCCGCCTCAACCGTGCAATGAACGAAGGCGGCAACGGGCTGACCTGAGGGAAATGTGTGCGTCACTTTGGTATTGAAACCCGATGTCCCCTGTAGTTCTGCTGTCTTCCGTGCCTGCAACGAAATAGGCGAACTGTTAGCGGTGACCCATACTTCTCCGGCCGTAGTCGTCAGTAAAACGCCATACTGCGCCATTTATGCCCTCTCTATCTGGAAAATGAGATACGCCGCAGCCGCAGGCTCAGTCCCTGCGGAGTAGTCGGTATCGCCTACTGCCGATACCGTTGCGGTGCCACCTGAAATAGTGATCTTCCTCCGGCTCGTTCCCCACTGTTCACCATTCATGATCTGAAAATAAGTAAGCTTACACCCCGGTGGAAGCACGACTGAGTAAAAGCCTGTTTTCTGGTTCTGAGCCAGCTGAAGATATCCACTTACACTGACTGGCTTAATCCCATAGTTGTTCGCCCTGCCTGAGGTGTCCCAGGTTTCAACTCCGTACTGAGCCATAGCTGTTCATCCTAAAAAAGGACCCCACCTGAGGCCCAATGTTTACCATGTTCCCGTAATTCTCCCGATCTGCACCCTCAACACATTGTTGGCGTCACGCACACTGATTGTCTGGTTTGTCTGTTTCATGGCTCCCTCTCCAGCTGTCGAACCGTAGTTCTCGAATGTTCCTGATTTATCCAGCCTCCATCCGACAGACCCAGCAACGTAATTATTGGACTGGATGAAGTCGCCGATTTTGGCATTGGTGATCGTGCCATCCTGAATAAATGCGGAGCTCATAAAGACCTGACCATTGATGACAGCGAACGGAGAGTACTGGGTATCACCGCTGCCGCTCATCAGTACAAACTGGTTAGCGTTGAAACCAACTCGGGTGACTACCGGCTTCCCCGCCTCTGCAAGCACTGCAATAGACATCCCAGCGTTGTACATCACCCCGTTTATTCTCACACCTGTTTTGAGGGTGTAGATTGCCGAAGCACCGGAGGCATCTACGACGGCTGTAAGCTTGTCTTCCAGGGAAGCGGTGACGTCCTCTATCTGCGCCTGTACCTGCGTCGAAAGTTCGGCCATTGCCTTATCAACTTCAGCAATCGTCGTTTTAACAACCAGAATATCGGCGCGCACTTCCCCGTATTGTGCCCACTGGTGCTCAACTGTTCCGTGGTTCGCCAGGGCGTTTTGTAGTATTCCCTCAATGTTTGTATCTATGTCCCCAGTGAGGCGCTCCCCATCAGCAGAGGTAAGAAAATCGTTAGCGATATCACCCAGATAATCATCGGCGTTATCGTTAGACATCCCCCGGATCCAGTCGGTATACCCGGACTCGTTACCCGTTCTGTCGACAAGCTGTGCGCGGTACCAGAATTCCTGCCCTGCTTTAAGGCCGAGCTGGGTGTATTCCGCAGATGGATAAGGCACGTCTGAGAGCAAAAATGGATCTGAAAAGTCACTGTTTGCTGTGTACTGAATTTCCGTTTTTAGCGTATCGCCGGTGTTTGCCGGGAAACCCCAGTTAAGACGAATCCCCCAGTTAATGCCCGTGGCTGTGAATCCTACTGGCTTAGGTGGATTGCCAATTTTGCCGGTCAACGTCTTCTCTTCTGAATATCCCCATCCTGAGGAAATTTCAGCGGCATTGATTGCACGCACGCGCACCAGGTAGCGCCCGGCATAAATCCCCGGGACGTCGAATGATGTGGTGGAGCTGCGCGGCACGTTAACCCAGTTCCCGTCGTTGCGGCGCCATTGCGCCTCATAGGCGATAGCATTTTGAGCCTGGTCCCAGCTCACGCGCATGGTTTCGACGCTGATATTCTGCTGCACCACGGAAAACGAATTGATCGCGATGTTGCCTGGTGGCGACTGGTTACCAGAAGGAATGACACTCACCGGCCGCTGATCTATAACGGCACCTGTATCGATACGGGCATATTTATCCGGATCGTGATTTGCCCCCGTGATGGTATATGTCCCGTCATTGTTATCGGTGACACTAACCACCCTGTACTGCTGCGCATAGAGTTCATCACTTTCAATAACCCATACAGCCTCGGCCTGTGGAAGCTCGCTAAAAGCGGTGGTCACGGTGACCATTTCACCTGACAGGGACTGAATCGTTCGGGATTGGGTGATACCCGACGGCAGGTTTACCATTATCCTGTCACCGGCCTTAGCACTTGGTACCCGGTCAAGTTTGAGTACACGACCATTAACCGCGGATAATCGACCGCCTAAATCTCTCCCTGAAAGATTTCGGTCAGAAACAGCAATTATGTAGCCCGGCTGAGGAATATTGCCGTCCAGACCAACGTCAAACGTTACAACCCTGTCTTTATTGTTGGTCAGGATCCCCCAGCGCCCTTTCCTGTTAGCCTCAGATTGCCGGGTGCATCCGATAGCGGTGATCTCAAGCTGGTTGAAACCATAGCGTGCCACCAGCGCCTGCTCGAAGACGGGCTCCATTGCGTCAGCATAGCCATTTGCCGGATCAGACCAGGAAACAAGAGCGTTTGTGTAGCGACTTTTGGTTGTGCTGCTGGAATACACAAATTTGCCGTCGACTACGTTAGCGTGCGTGTAGGTAAAATCAACATCTCTGGGCATGTCTGCAAGGGCAACAATCTGGTCGTCTCCCCAGTAGGTCATGCCTCGAAAAATGGCGGCAAAGTCTCGCAAAACAGTGTAAGCGTCATTCCTATCCTGAATGTATACGTTGCAGGTGTAACGCGGTTCAGTTCCGCTGCCGCCCTTACCATCCGGTACCGGTTGATCACAATACTGAGCGACCTGATAAAGCGTCCATTTGTCGATATTGGCTGCCGTTAGCCGATTACCAAGACCGAAGCGGTCAGTGACCACCAGATCGTAAAATATCCATGCAGGGTTATCCGTCCATGCCCACTTAAATGCCCCCGTCCAGGTGCCGCTGTACGTTCGTGTTTCCGGGTCATAGTTATCGGGCACACGAATAACACGCCCGCGGGGCTCGCAAGAAATTTGCGGAATTGAGCCATTGAACTGGCTCGAGTCAAATTCGATGTATAGTAGCGCGGTATTCGGATAACGCAGTTTGGCGTCGATTACTTCCGTGAAGCTTTGCAGCGTCACCGTGTCGCCGATCTTCGCGCTATTGGCATCGGCTGTAATCTTACGCAGCCTGATGGTCCAGGTGCTGCCAGCCTGAGGTAAATCGATACGGTGGCTGCGCTCGTAACCAGAAGTCGTTTTGCCGGTCACGCTGGTATTGAGTACCGTCTGCCATGTGCCACCATCAGTCTGCAGGTCAATTGCATAGTTGACCGAATAGCCAACCAGATCGCCATCGTCCTCCTGTTTGAAGAGAGAAGGCCATTTTAGACGCAGGCGAACAGCTGAAAGCTGCGTATTGGTAAAAGTACGCGTCCATGCAGTGGTGCTGGAAACTTCGGTACCCACGTTAATTTCGTTTTCAGTACCCGGGATCCCTTGAATGTATTTTTGCGCCTGAGTTCCAGAACGAAACTCCCACGCCACACCGCTGAAGTTCTGCGAACCATCTGCGTTTTCAAGTGCAGTGCCATCGAGATAAATATCGCGCGCAGTAAGGCCACCAGCAAGTTCACCCTCTCCCAGCGCGAGAAGGATTTTTGCCTTGGCTACTGACTGCAGATCGTCTGGCTGTTCTGTAGGAGTTCTTGAGCTTGAACTGCCGCCCTTGCGGCCTTTAATAGCGGTTGCTATAGCCATATTGCGCCCATAAAAAAAGCCACCCATAGGTGGCCATGATTAGAACAATGTTGAATTAAATATTATTTGATAAGCAAACCAAAATAATAGTATTCATCGAAAATACGGAGAAAGCGAATTGCACAATTACGAACGTACTCTAATTGTTTCGAGCGAGGAATGTCACCGTGTCGCGGATAGTTCAGGTAATAATACCCAACCTCATATTCATAATTATTTATAAAATCATCATGCAATGCGCTCCAGTACGTCATTACTCTATATAAAAGGCCATTTGGCAAGTCATACCATTTAACAAAAGTTCTAGTTAATTCACTCCAGACATCATCCTCAAGTTCAGCATAGGCGAGCTTTTTGAATGTTAGTCTCATTGCCAATATGAACGCGACTCGTTCAGTTGGCATCACTTCTCCAATCTCATCAACGTAGCCATCAAAATAGCGAAACACCTCATCTTTCGAGATTTCCTTATCTAATCCCAAAGATGCCAAAATCAAAAGATTTGAAGACTCATTGCCGGCAGAAATCTGGTTTTCAGCCCAGTCTGTGAACGCCCTTCTGTCCAAACCAGGCTCGTTTAATTTTCTTAATCCAAGTAAATCTTGAAAGTCTATAGCATAACCATCCATAAGCATTTCCAGTTATATAATGCGTTCTTTCAAGAAGATACTCTTAGCTTGGCACTATAGCTACTGCTGATCGTCAACATAAATGCCAGCAGAAATGATCGCTCCACCGATGCGGCGCTTGCCGTAAAGAAGCGGTACCGGATTTCCCTGGGCTGTCGTATTGGTTACTCCACCAAATGCGTAGCTGGCCTTGTTGTCTGCCGATTGCTTGCTGACAAGCCCGGTTGTCTGTGGAGAAAGCATTTGAACGACACCGCCAAGGGCCATCGCAGCGCCAAATTGCATTAGAGGAACGCCGACAGCACCACCGCCAAAGTATGACGCCACAGCACCAACTGCGACCAAAGCCACGCCTAAGATGGTCTGGAATACTCCACCACGTTTACTCCCGAGGATAACCGGAGCAATACGGATATCAGCACTACTCTGATCCATAGAGAGTTCGTCATCGTTCAGGTTACGCTTTCCACTGAATACAGCGTAAGTAAGCCCACGCTGCTTGCTGGTATTCAAAAACCGCTCGAAGCCTGGCACGATAACGCACAATGCGCGGATGGCTTCTTTTGGTGAAGCTACCGAAAGTTGGAATTCGCGGCCAAACGTAGTACCCAAAACACCATATAGGCGAACAGTACGGACGGATTCGCACATTATCCCTCCTGCATGATTAGGCTTTTATGCCTGACAATTTTCATGGTTCTCTCCATCCAGTAACCTCCATATGGCACACGTTGACTGAGGTGACCATAAAGATGGTGGAGAAGCATGTTCCCCTTCAGCAATATTCCTGAATGGTTCCACTTATTCGATTCCACCTGCATGATGATCAAATCGCCCGGCATCGGTGATCCACTGAATTCTCGGAACCCACATTCGTACCAGCAATCCTGGTAGAAATTATCCGGATAGGAGTCCTCCCACCACGGATAATCAACACGGTAATCCTGAAGTTCGACATCTTGCTCCTGCCGGAAATAGCTCATCACCAGCCCCCAACAGTCGTAGTGTCCGAGCACAAACGGGCGCCCGAGCAGCGGCAATTCTCCGCGGGGAGTAATGGTACGAAAGTCTCCTTCCGGCCAACTCACAATATGCCAGGGCAGCATCGTTGCATCGCATTGAGCCTTGTCCAGTTCGCTTGGTTGGGTCGTCGCGTCAGGGTGACTATGTACGATTCCCGTTATCGTCCCCCAGTCTTCAGCAGCAGCGTAATCCTCTGGTGAAAGGTGAAACTGTTCCGTTGGTTCAGCCGCCAGGTTACGGCATGGGAAATAGCGTTCCACCCGGCTTTTCTGCGCTATCACGCCACAGCATTCGCGGGGATATTCTTTCGCTGCATGCGCCAGGATGTCCTGAATTGTTTTCTGACGCATATTAGCTCCTGATCAAAGATGTTCCCGGAAAACCACCGAAAGGAAGTTCATTGTGTTCACCAAACCGAAGCTTGCAGGCGGTGAGCGTGCCGTTGCATTCATCCAATGAGGGATCGCTTACCGGATTGTTGTTTCTGTCGAAGTAAAGCGTGCCGGCATAATCGCACCCATCGCCGGTGCGGTACCTGTTCCGGATGCACCATGTGCAAAGGGAATGCAGCTGTCTGGTCGGAATCATCAATCCCTGCAGATCCATCGGGCTGGTAAGAACAAACTCGATACTTTCACCGGGAAGCTCGCTATTTTTACCGTCGATATAGAAAACCCGCTTTCTCACCTGCAAGGGATCTGCTGTTGGATTTCCATCCGGGAAATTACGCGCATCCAGGTAATGCGCAAAAGTGTCATGAATCGTAACTTTGGCCTGCAGCATATCGTCATAGGCCAGACAGAGCGCAGTGATAGAACTGTCTATGTTGGCAACGGTGAGCGTCGGCTGGGCGCTACTGCCGTCGGTTGAAGCTTCCAGTCCCTCGAGCTTGTATGGCCAGGCACCATACTCTTCGCCCTGCCACCAGATACTCTTCGCCTTTAACTTTGATTCGTCGCCACCAGCAGCCGCAATCTCTTCTTCAGTATGCGGGAGGTTATAAGCGTGAAAGCGCAGAACGTCGTCCAGACCAAACGCAGAACCGTCTACCTCAAGAAGACGTATTTTTTCACCCGGTTCGAGGCGTTGATAATCTTCAGTAATCATGGTGCGTATGCCTGTTTGAAGGTTGCTTTTATGGTCATCACTTTGCTGGATAGCGGCTGGACTTTAATGGAATCAGCTTCAATCCGGTATAAACCGGTTTCGCCGACAGGAGATGTCCAGATAAAGGATTTTGTGATGTGTTTGCGGCAAAAACTCAGCACATCGAGCATCTCTGCCATTTTTCCCGTTAAGGTCATCGGCCATGACTGTTTTTCAGGGTTGATGCCTTCACCGGCGATCTGTTCAAAGCCGTCTCCAAAGGATGCAGAGCGTGTTGCGTAAGTGAGCTCCCCTTCCATTCCCGCCTGAATCTGGGTTCGCCAGATAAATGTTTCGATCGCCAACTTTCCTCCGGGTATAAAAAAACCCGCCGAAGCGGGTCAATTGCTTAACAAAAATGATGTGTTCTTAAATGGAGTAACGTTGAAGTGCTGTCTGGCCATAAAATCAATAAGGTAACATCGCGCGGATTTCAGCATACCATTCGTTGACAGCGGGGATATCCCTTAAGAGCCAGAATCCTACGCCAATTAGCAAGAAGCTCGCTCCAAACTCAAAGATAATGCTGAACCAGTATTCAAAGGGCCTGGCATCCTTGTGAATGTACTCCTTTCGACTCGTTCCCTTGAATGTTTTGGTATAGATTCCCTTGCGCAGGTAGCCGAAAGACTGAACCAATGTTATAGGACCAATCAAAAAACAAGCACATACGGTAAACCAATATGAAAATCCCATCGCCCTTCATCCATTCATTGCATTAACACTATTATCGCATAGAAAGAATGCTAAATACCTACGATTGAAGGGTTAGTTATCACAAAGAACAGTAGTGGGATTCGTTTAATATTAATCTTTTGAAATGTTGTCGACGAACCGTGCGTTTTTGTGATTTGATAAAAAAACTCAAAAAAAAGTCGAAGCGGTCACCCCTTCACATATCTAGCAAAATGCGGGTTATGGAAAGATACCTGTCTCAGGCAGTTAAAAATACCCCACTATAAATTTAGGTTAGAGCAACCCAATATTCGCGATTGAAGTCCTATGAACAGACTGACGACACTATATATTAAAGCGCGGGCCGGGCTGTCTCCCTATGAAAAGACACCTGAAGCATCATTGATTAAAATGGCTAAGAAATGTGGCCGCAATGAAATAGCCGCCATTAACATCAGGCTCAAACAGTTCCGCTCTGAACTAGCGATGGTTGAAGAGTGGGATGGAGATCAGCAGGATATGATATGGGATGCAATTGACGAGCATTGTAAGTTATTACAACTGATCACCGACAAACAGCCCACCTGAGTAGGCTGTTTGTCGTGCTAATCGTTAGATCCATGGAACGGTATTTCGAAGGACTGGATAAGCTTCATCGCGTTCCTTTTATTGCATTCCATAAAGGCGTCCCCGGCCGCTGCGCCTGCTCAGATATTACGTTAACTATTGCCGGCTTGAGCTGTTTGATGATATCCACATTATTTGCTGGAGCCGACCTTGTCGTTGGTTGCTCACGTTCCTGAATCACAACACCACCGACATTAACATTTATAGTGGAACTACCTCCCTGTAACCCGAACATCGGTGCGTTTCCGACGTAGCCGCCGTTTGCATACCCCTGAGCTCCACGCATAAGCGCATAGAGATTACCGACACCCAGCGCACTGGTCGCTTCCTTCGTAAACACAAACTCACCACCGTGAACTACGCCTTTCGGTTGGTATTTGCCGCCATCACCGGTGTAACCGCCGCTATCGAATCCCGGCACCAGACCGCCACCAGAGAAACCAAAAAACGCCCCGATACCCGTTCCACCAAAGGCTGACTTCATTCCATTAACCAGAGCCAGTTGAGTCAGCATCTGGGTTATGCCCTTCAAGAAGGTAGTCAGGAAGTCTGAGAAGTTAGATTTACCAGTAGTAAAAAAGTCAGTGAGTGTGCTGGCCATCCCGGTGAACGCATTGTTGGTAATCGTCTGCACCTGCGAGTAAACATTAGTCGCGCTGTCCTCAAATTCAGCCCAACCCTTTTTCGCGCCGGTCAACCAGTCGCCACGCAACCTGTCCTCTGCATCATAGTAATCATTCGCCGCTTTAAGCTGCTTCTGATAGCCCTCGTCGTCAAGCGTACCGCCGGAGTTGATCCAGCCAGAAGATAGTTGGCTCTTTGCCAGTTCACGTTGTGCCTGACGGTCACTCATCCCGGCACCGTTCACTAATGCAGCCTGCTTTTCTGCCATCTGCGTGACGTATTTCTGCGAGGTATCCATTCGCTTGTTCAGCTGTTCCTGTGCGGTAATCTGATCACCTAACAGGGCTTTCTGCCGTGCCAACTGAAGCACCAGGTCTTTACTCGCCCGCAGGGATTGCTCCTGCTTTGTCAGAGAGCGAAATCGGGAGGCCTCCTCCAGCACCTGAAATTTCGCTTCAGTCGTCCACAGATCTTTGCGCTGCTGGCTGATAGTGTCGTTCAGCCCTTTATGCTGCTGCAGCGCGCGTAACTGAGACTGAAGCGCCAGCAACTCGGCCTGGGCAGCATCCGTGCTGCGATCGCCAGCCGATAAAGTGCCCTGCTTTCCGGTTTGCGTCTTTTTACCAAAAGAAGCGACTCCTTCCCGATCCTTCTGGGTGGTTGCGGTACTTATCTTTCTGGTCGTATCGAGGTATTTACCTGCACTGATATCAGCGGCATCCCAGTCTTTTTTCAGCTGAGAGACGCTGTCGCCATAAGCGCCGGCCATTTGTTCGTTGTAGTCCTGCCATCCCTGCAAAGTATCTGTTTTCGCCCAGTCAGGAACGAGGTTAATCGCGGCAGCGATAGAGGATGAAATGATCTGGTTCAGCTTCTGGAAAACGATCGCAACGCTGTAATAAATTGCGTTGAATTCCTTCAGAGTGTTTGATGCCAGCTCAGCTACCCACTGACCGATACTCTGCATGGCCTCAGACGCCCAGCCCTTGATATCCAGCCACAGGCGGCCAAACGGCGTCAGCGAGTCGTAAGCCTGTTCTCCACGTTTTGCCATCGTATCGCCAAACAGGTCCATAGCCTGCGTAACGGCCCCGGTCTGGTCCTTTTGCTTCACCAGCTCATCAATGTGCTTAAGCTGCGAAACTGTCAGGAAATTATATTGTTCGTTGAGACTCTGCAGCGCTTTAACAGGGTCTTTTTCGATGTCCTTATAGGCTTTGGTGATGTCCTGCGCCGAGACTATACCGGTCTGAACCGCCAGCGCCGTGGAGCCCGCTGCTTTTTCAAGTTGCTGCTGTGTCAGCGATCCCATGCCAACCAGCTCAGTCATCAAACTCTGAACGGTTCCTACAGTCGCGCCAGTAGAGGCAGCTATAGACTGGGAGGAAGCCATGATCTGAAGTGCTGACGTGCCGGCAATATTGCCAGTCCTGATAATGGCCTTGTTGATTTCGTCGTAGGCGGTGAAGTAGTCCGATCCCGCTTTGGCCGCAATCAGTACAGCACCGGCCAGGCCACCAATGGCCACTCGGGCAGGAGTCACCATCGACAACATCGCTTTCAGAGCATTGTTTACACCGCCAAACGAATCGCGCAGCTGGCCGCCCTGCTGAATGGCCACCATATAAACCGGCATACCGGACGCCAGTGAGGTCACAATGTCGGTCATTTGCATCGGGAGATAACGCATCGCGTTGCGGTATTGCCCCGCGCTGATCGCTCCTGACTTCCACGCTTCCTCCTGCTCTTTCAGTCGGGCGATCATCGGTGCAGCACGATCGGACACGCCAAGTTGGGCTGCTTTTAGCTCTAACAGTTCTGCGCGCGTTTTTCCGATTGCTGTGACCTGCTCTTCCAGCGAATCGATAAAGGTTTTGCCCGCAGCAGCTGCACGCTGCGCTGCCTGAGCCTGCTCAATGCGAGCCCGCCCCTCTGCGGTTTCAGACTCCATTACCTGTGCCAGTTTTGCCCGCGTCGTCTCAAGCACGCTGTTGTAACGAGAAAAATCCTCGTCTCCCACCAGCCCTTTACCGCGAAATTTCGCCAGGCTCTCCTGGATAGTGTCCAGTTCATCCAGCGCCTTGTTTACCGGGCTAATTTTATTCAGCAGGTTCTGCAACTCCTGGCGCTGTTGCTTCAGGCTTTCGCTGTTTTTCTTTTGGTTATCGATACCGGTGCGGAACGTACTGTTCAGGTCATCCACTTTACCTGCCGCGGCGGACGCGGTCTCCTGAAAGCGATCCAGTGCCTGATTACCGCGCTCCAGCTCACTGGTATTTACACGCAGGGAAATCGTGGCGATATCGTTACTCATTACGCCCTCTCTTTATGCATAATTTTTAGCGCAGCACTTTCCATCACCCGGATGTCCGAAAGCGCGGTTGCCTCGTCGTCGACGTTGTGCAGACGCATTACCCAGGGCAAAACGTTATAGTCGAGCCCGGACGCGCCGCCCATTCCCGTTCGCCATTGCGTGCTGACAGCCTGAAATACAAGGAATGAAGGCCAGATATCGGGCCAGACATCTACGAAATTATCGTCGTAGTCATCCGGCGTAAGCCCGTAAGGCGCCAGGTCCGCCGCTGTGGGTTCACGCGTATAGAACGCAGAGGCAACCGCTATCAGTTTTTTTCGCGCTGCCCCATCAGCTCGCGATAGTAGGTTTCCGGGATGGCCTTCATTGCCGCAGGATAGTTTTCCAGCAGTACCGACAGGTTTTCCGCGTTGAATGCATCGGGAAGTGCCCAGCCTGAAATGATTTCCATCAGAAAATCAGTGGCGGTTTTGCCTTCGAGTTTTTCCAGGTCAGCCAGTTCTTTAAGTGGTTTGTGGTTGAACGTGAACGTCAGCACGCCATCCTCATCGCCAGCGCGGGGAATCGAGACATTGGCCTTGAATGTAGGTTTGGGCTGAAGGGTGAATTTGGTCGCCATCGATACCTCTTAACGAAAAAAAGCCTCCGTGATGGGAGGCATGGAATTGTGAAAGCACTGACGGGTCAGGCGGCAGCGTCAGTCACCTTGTAGAACGTCATCGCCGGTGACTGCAGGTTCAGCACCACACTCACTGTCTCTACCTCGTTAACCGCAGTAGTTGGCGTATCGTCAAAGGACGCCGTAGCCGCCCAATACCGGTTCTCCTTCGCCTTCGGCACGTACATGTAAGCCGCAACCGTCTCTTCGTCTTCGTCCAGTTGGCGCAGCAACGGATATACCGGGAGAGTTGAGTCGTGAGCGATCGAGTAGGTCTGAGAGACTGCGGATTTATAGGTATTCAGGTTTCGCTGGCGGTCGTCGCTCAGGAACTGAATCTGTGTGGTGTTCTGATCGCCACCAGATTTCGACACCTCAGTAATTTGTGGCAGCTCGGTCCATTCAAGCACCTTGCGGATCGAACCGGTACCGCCACCAGCGGCATATTTGTTTTTGTTGGTGGTATTGATGTTGCGAAGAGTTACGGCGCTTTCTGAAATCGCATCAATTTTTGCAATGACGTTATCAACACCGGACCAGTTGCAGTTCACATGAACAATATCACCCACCTTGAGTGCATCCGCTTCACTCACGGTGATCACCATATTTTCGGCGTTAGTCGCCCCGGTGAAAGTAATGGCTGGGCCATAACCCGATGCCAGATAGACGTGAGCGCCGTTAGGCAATGCAAAGCCCATATTGGTTACTCCTTTAGAAACGGGAAAGTCGGCTCAAGGCCGGTCAGTTGTGGAACATCAGAGAGGGAATCAGCTGGTAATGTCTGCCCGATAATTCAGGCTGACAGGGACGGTGTAGGACACTGGTGTAGGGATCCCGCGGAATATACCAGGCTCGCTGCTAATCCAGCACGTAAAGCCCCTGCCTTCAATCTCCTGCCCCTCGGGGAACAATTCAGCCACACGGTCTGCCAGGGCCACAACATCGTTACGGCCTGTGCCAGCTGGGGCCACAACGTTAATCTGGTATACACCTGAATAAATGCGGCAGCGCAATCCAAGGTCCAGCGTACGCGGCGTGGCGGGCATGTCATGGACTGCAAGATAGAGCCCATTAGACGGCGGTGTAAAAGGCACGTTTTCCCAGGCAACCGGGATACCTTCAGTATCAGCCCACTCGCCGAGCCTTGCGGCCAGCACCGCCGCGATATCGGGAATCATTTAGTCACCTCCCTTACTGCTTCCTCAAAAAATCGCTGAAACTCAGCAGCAGTAATGCGTACCATCCCTTCCGGAGCCTGGGAAGAGTGCCCCATCTCCAGTCGATACGCGTAAGGGACGTTGTTGCAGAAATAAATAGCCTTCATCCCGACTTTGAACAGCGACAGCGTGTAATTCCCTGCGGCTTTTGTCAGATTTCCGGTTTTATCTATACGGCCCGTTTCATCTGTGGTCGGTGCATCAAAAGACACCTGCCAGTTGCCCCGAAACCGTCCACCGGTATATCCGGGTGGCGCTTTGATATCCATCCCATCCACCAGTCGAGCTTTCTTCTTAAGCCGTCCGGTTTTAGTCAGGTTGGCAGGATCCGATTTTTGCGCTTCGTTATGGTCGTATACCGCCTGATTGTAAGAAGCTGCCGTCTGGTTGATGCCCCAGAGTTCCGGGTTGCCGACAGGTGACATCATCACCAGTTGATTAAGGATCCGAATGCCGACAGCTCGTACGACTGCTTCCTGATTCGCTTTGGCTTTGTCCAAAAACGCGGTGATGGCAGCCGTGAACGCCTTGTTATCGCTCATGCTATGCCCTCAACTGAGACTTGTAGCAGAGCACCACACCGCCCGGTTTCACCGGATTAGGCTTAACCACGCGATGCCTTACGCCGTCCATGTCGATAAGATCGCCGGTTATAATTTCCTTCTCAGCGGTGAAGACAATCCGAACATCGCCGTTTTCAATGACTGTTCCATCAATTTCGCCTGGCGCGTAATCCGTCTTAACTCCTGTGGTGGTGAACTGGATATCCTCGGAACGATGCTCCACACCACCGATGACGATTAACGTGCCCTTACGCGTGACGTTGTATGCAATGCCGTTCTGCTTGAGCATACGAGTCGTTGTCGCCTGCATTCGCTGATAGTTGATGGCCATTACGCGCGCTCCGCGAAAGCATTGATTGCATATCCACGCCCACCAGCCAGGTTGCCGAGAATAGCCATTACCGCCGGGTAGGATGGTGTGAACACCTCACCATCGGCAACCGCATAGGTCATGGTTACGGCGCCTTCGACACGTTCGGTTTTAACCGCGGCCTCACGAACGCTTGAAAGCAAATCGCCCTCAATCGCCTCGATAGCCAGCATACATTGTGCGGTGATAACCTGCCGCGGCACCTGGTCGGGTGGGAAGTCGTGTCCATCCAGAATGACATTCACGCGTGGCCATGCCAGCGGCTGTCGAGGGTCTGCTTTGGAACCTACCCAATCAAGCCCTTCCAAATAGTCCATCGCCTTAATCAGTAACGGCGCGAGCTTTTCAGGCAGCTCAACTCCTCTCAGCGTGGCAAATGACGCCAGTTCATCTTCGCTGGCGTAACTGTTAACGTCAGCGGCGGTGATATCAGTAATAATCATCTGAGCATCCGTTGAATGGGGCTTATGCCCCATCGGTTAGCCAGCGGCAGGCGGGGTGAAGGTGATCTCCTCACTGGATTTAGCAATACCATCAACAGTACCGGTGACTGTGAAAGTACCTGCCGTATCAGAGGTGAGCTTGACCGTCGCCCCACCAGCAGAGCCGGTCTGAGAACTGGCCGTGCTAAGCGTGCCGCCCGTTGAACTCCAAGCAACGGTTTTGCCGGAAGCACCTGCGCCGTTTAGCGTGTACTTCAGGGAAATGGTGACCGCATCGGTGCTGTCAGCGGTTGCGGAGGTTTTATCCGCTGACAGCGTTACTCCCCCACTGCGGATTCCAGTTTGATCAGCACGCCTGCCGTTGATTTGTTACTGGTGAAATGCTTCTTCCAGTTACCTGCAGTGCCGATTTTGGTCAGGTCCGGGTTGTCGCCTTTGGAGGTATCCCAGCTGTAACCCAGCAGGTCGACATTCACCACGCCTTCAGCGCGGTATCCGATAGCCAAGTTTTCCTGGTCGTTGATGTCGTAGGAACGAAAGCCCGGCGCCTGAGACTCGGTGACAGTAACCGCACCAGCTACCAGCCCAAGGATCGCATCAGCGTCCATGGTGTCGGTCACCAGCACAGGTTTACCCAGCGTGCCTGGCTGCCCGCCGTAAACCACCACGCCCGCTTCTTCGTAGATTTTATTGGCAATCGCCTCATCAACAATGTCGAAGTAGGTGGCAGAGTGCATCACGAAGAGCACCACACGGTTGAACTTGTCGCCGTACTTACGCAGGCCGCGTGTCAGGGTCTTTTTACCGTCGGTCTCAATATCGGCGGTTACGACCATGTCGGCGTTAGCGCCAATCGCCGCAGTCAGCGCCTTCAGGCCGTACTTCACGTAGCCCTCAAGTGTCGCGTCAGCCACATCAGTGCCGATTACTTCGGAAAACTCATCAACAGAGCGGCCGCGGCGTTTGAACGCTTCTTCAGTAGTTTCGTATGGACCGTATTTCCACGGTGCTTTGACGGATACGGCTTCACCGGCGCCAATCTTCTTACCCGTCACCTTTTCGGTGGAGTTAACGTCACGCGATTCGATTGAGCCGCCCACTTTGTAGAAGGCTCTCTTGCGGAAATCGCCTTCAATCAGCTCGTTATCCAGCAGGATCGCACCGTTGGAGGACGCGTTGAAAATTGCCAGGTTGTCCTGGCGGCGCTCGAGGAAAGCGGTCTGCGCCAGATCGTCATAAATGATCAGGTCACTATTAACAGTGGTAGACATGGGTTAATCCCTTATTTCGGAAGTTTGAGGAAGGCCTGCTGGCCATGCTTGCGGATGTAGTCCGCTTTGTCGCTGGCGCTCATTTCGGAACGTTTCAGGCTGCCACCGCCGTTTGATTTGTGTCCGCCCGCGCCGGTGCCTTCTGCGCGTGGGAAAAGATGCGGAGCCGTCTCCTTAAGAGACTCCGCCCACTCAAGCGGGCTTAGTGGAGTTTTGCCGTCTTTACCGAACAGAACATCGCCATTTGCATCAACTGCTACGGCCTCGCCTTCGTCGTTGAGCTGGAATGTGCCTTTGGCACGCAGAATCAGATCGTCGGATGCTTCCGGCAGCGCGCCAGCTTTTGAGGCTGCTGCACGGATTGCATCCCCCAGAACTCGATCCCGGAATTTGTTGGAGAACGCTTCGGCTTTGTCCGCGCGTTCATTTGCGGCTTTAATCTGCTTATCAACGTCAGCACGCAGACGCTCGGTGCGCTTATCGAGCACCTCATCGATTTTTCCTGCGGCAATCAGCTTTGCCTCTTCGTCGTCGGAAAAACGCTGGAGAATGCCGCGCACAGCATCAGGATCGATACCATCGAAGCGTGACAAGGTTTCTTTTTGCTGCTTGATGGTACCCAGCAGCTCAGAGTTTTTCGATTTCAGGCCCGTGACTTCGCTGGTCACACGCTCATCAATCAGCTTCTGGATTTCTGGGGTGATTTCGATACCACCGCCACCGCTGCCCTCGCCGCCGCTTTCTGGTGCATAGAATTTCAGAAGCATGTTTCGAATTAACATATTTTCCCCTCGGGATTTTGCCGGGCCTCGCCCATAAAAAAGCCCCGGCGGATGCTAGGGCGTGAAGTAAGAAGTGGTTGTTAGTTGTCAGTGCCTGAGAGTTGCTTCAGACGTTCCAGGGATATCCATTCGCCTTTGTCAGTGAACATATCAGCCAGGTTGATTTCACCGGCTCGGAACAGACGGCCACGCTCGGCACCCAGAACCTGATCCTGGCGTTGTGCTGGCTGGCGCGCGAGCCATTCCAGATACGAAGTTTTCCCCGGTACCTGTCCATCCATGCTAGCTCGAGTCCCCTCGTCCATCTCGCCGATATCGATGCCAAGTTCGCGCCACGACTTGAGGATCAGGGTTTCAGTAGAACGACAGCAAAAATGAACTTTCCCGGGTCCCTGTAGGTAAGGCACCTTATGCCCGACCGGTTTGTTATCCAGGGTATAGCGCAGCAGGTCACGAATAATGCAGTCGTGGCTGGTTTTATTGTCCAGCGTAGACAGCCACTGTTTGCCTTTCACGATATCGCTGTTGGCACTGGTGAAGCTGTTGCGCGCTGTGGCAGCCAGATGATTCACAGCTGTTTTAGCGATGCTGGCGGCGTTTGCCCTGCTCATCTGCAGCGCCCCGTCGCGATAGTCTTTGTTGGCGTGGCCACGAACATTGCGGGCTATAGTTTCTACCGTGTCGCCGGCAAGATAACCCCTGCGGACGGCGTTCACGATGCGCGCCAGCCTGTCCGATTCCAGATTATCTGCCCACTCACTCAGCAGCCTCCCCTGAAAGGGCTTCGCCATCGCCGCGGCATACACCATATCGGCAGTGATGCCCTGCAGCGGATATCGCGCTAGCACCTGAGATGGAAGAAGGGAATCGAACAGGCTCAACTGATAACTGGCTTCGTTCTTTGCCAGCCCCACCAGTTCACTCTCGAGCCCTGCCTGCATGGTGGCTACGGCCCGATGGTTAAGCTCACGCACGCTGCCCAGTAAACTCTGCAGACGGCTAACGGTGAAGCTCTCAGGAGGCAATCTGTCCAGCGCATCCAGCAGGCGTGCCGACAGTTCTGCGTCCGTCTCGTTGAGCAACTTCACCATCCGGTTTGCCACACCGGTGGCGTAGCGACTTAACCAGACGGAATGTGCGATCGACTCATCGCGCAGGCTTTCGTTAATGGTGGCCATATCAGCCTCCCGTCAACGTTGGTGCCTGATTGCGAAGCGCATCAATAACCTCGTCCGGACTGTCGGCCGGGTCAATGAGATCGAGTTTCTGCAGTGCGCGAATCATATCGCTATCGCGCAGCGCACCGGACTGCCAGGCGTTGACGATTGCCGTCACCATGCCCGACTCGGCGACCTTCGCTATGAATTCCTGATTGATGGTGTAACTCGTCGTTTCGCCCTTGATGCCGAGGTATTTCGCACACCATCCCAGCGCCAGCGTATAGGCCTCAGAAACGTTCGAAACGCAGATACCGAGCACCGATGTGGAAGATGTTTGCTCACCACTCGCCTGCGTCGCAGTCTTCGCCGTGGCGTTCTGCTCAATCAGTCGGGCGCCCAGTTGCACCATGTAATCGCGCTTACTGTCCATGGCCTCTTTAGCCAGCATGTTCGGCTGCGCCTGGGCATAGCCAAACGAGCCCTCCTTGGGAAGCAAAAGCGGTGATCGGGAACCAATTTTCACGCCCTTCTTCTCGAGGTGATCGCGCCAGCCGGTATCGAGCCCGGTCATGTACGGCTGCACCTGGCCACAGAACCACACGCTGTCCTCATAGTCAGCACTGTTTCGGTAATGACCGTGGTTTATCTCCACCAGTGCAGCCAGCGGTGAATCATCGATAGTGGGATCGTTGTTCTGAGCGCCGACGAAGGTAAACGGAATTTCATCCCAGTAGTCCTTTCCTTTAGGCTTCGGATGATATTCGCTGTCAACGGTGTAGGTTCCGCTTGCAGTGCCACCAGCCCGGCGCCATACGCGGCATATGAACCGCCCTTCTTCCAGCGCCAGCTCGCGGTACTGTATTTCATCCTTGTAAGCATAACCATCCGGCTCTTCTACGCATTCGCGCAGGACCACCAGCACCAGCTGATCGCGTCCGTTAATTCGCTTTGTTCGCCAGTTAATAATGTTCTCTGCCGGATAGCGGAGGATGATCGCTTCATCGGAGGCTTCAGCGTAATCGACATAAAGCCCCTCACGCGCAACTTCCAGCACGTTCTCAGCCACCAGCTGTGACTGCTGATAGATGCTGGTTCCGGCCCCGTCAGCATTGTCCAACAGGTACTTCAGCTTCTCAGGACCGTTAAACGTGGGGTCCTTGCGATACGCCATCCCAAGCATGCCGATCTTCGTATTGCCGGCAATGGCGTAGAACACCGCTCGGCTCAGATAATCTTCGTTGCGTTTGCGGTTGCGTGTGGATTTATCGGTTGGGTCGAGATAAGGCAGATATTTATTACCCGCCGCCTTTACGGCCTCAGCTCCTTTGCAGAAGTCCCTGTATTTCCTCCAGGCAGCAGAAGCCGCCCGGTGTTCTGGTCGAACCCAGGTGATGTCGTCGTTTGCCATATCAGAAAGTGGTGTCCATGGTGATTGAGTATGCCGGTTTCACGATCGGGTAATCCTTCACGATGAAGTACCCACCAGCATCATTGGGGTGATCGTTATCTGCTGATTTGTCCGGTTCGCCATTGGCCGCCCAGATTTGCTGCTCGAGACTTTCGGTGTAAACCGGGCAATTCTGCACATTCACCAGGTAGCGACGCTCGCCGTTCGCATTGCAGAACATGGCGTTCATCGAGTTGATGCGGTCCTTAACCGGCGGGTTGGCATCATCAACAATGACGCTGAATCCAGCATCGTTAAGCTGAGCAATATCGGTCTTGCTAGCATTCTGCGATTTGCGGGAGTCGCCAGAGGCATCCGGATAGATATAAATCTCCCGGCTCTTCACGTAGCGACCGTCCTCATAGCGCCAGAACTCTTCCTGAATGCGCTTAATCATCGCCGGAGTATCGTAGACCTTCACTAACTCACGAACAGCGCGCGGCAGACCGTTACGCTTTACGTGAACAATCGCGGCCATTTTCCCCACGTTGAAGTCCATGCCGATAAACAGCGGATCCCCATCCTGAACCTCATCAGAACAGTTATTCAGCTTACGGTTGAAGGTGTGATAAATGGTCCCGCTGTTGAGGTTCGTGAACTTCCCTCGCAGGTATGCCTGAATCAGTTCGTCAGGGTAAGAGCTCAGCAGCGATGGGATGTAATCAGGCGGTAGATTCTTTGCATTGTCGAACGTGCTGGCCTGAATCAGTCCGTATAGAGCCGCAAGCTCTGGCTTTTCACGTACCGCCTTCACGAACTGCTGGTAGACGAACTTGAACCCTTCCGGCGTGGTCGTGACGTCAATTCCATTTCTCAGACCGGGAATGTTGTAACGCATACGGGCGATGATTTTTCGCCACGCCTGCTGCGCTTTGGCAGCCGCCATGACGTCCAGCTCATCCACCATCGCGTTACCGATTTTGAAACCGACTATCGAGCCGGGTTTCTCCATCGAACGGCAGATGGTTGTCCCACGGTAGCGCCGCCCCTCGTAAAAGTGAACCTCTTTGTTCCCCTCATTGATTTTGACGTTCAAGCCCCAGTCAAAGGCCACCTCTTCAATCGTCGGGTAGAAGATGTCACGAATCTGCGGGTACGTCGGCGCGAAATAGCCCTGGTTAATTTTCGGATGCTCCCACATCCCCTTACAGATGCCGCCACAACCCACCCACGTCTTACCGGAACCGAACCCGGCGACATAGGCTTTGAATTTGTGCTGCATCGCGAGAAAGCGCGCCTGAGGAATGTTAAGTGTCGGGCTGATCCCCATCATCTGCCCTCGCGTCCACTACGTTGATATTGATCTGCACTGGGGTTGGTTCATCGTCCTCACCATCACCGGCCAGCTCTTTACGGAGTTTCTCAACCTCCAGCTGCCGACGTTCGATTTCAATCTGCTGCAGGCGCTGCGCGAACTCGCTATCGGCCAGGCCGAGTCGTTTCATTACCGCTTCGAACATTTTTTCGCGGCTGATGGCTGTAATTTCGACGCCGTTCTTGCCAACCTTCACGCCGGAGTAAGCGAGACGGGAAGCTGCCGGAAGTTTGCGAGTATCAGGGAAATAAGGCTGGCCGATGCCATCGCCATTGCAGCGCGGGCATTCGGGGTTTGGTTCTCGATTGTGGTCGTAACCGTAACCGCCGGAATCTTCGGGTTCACGTCTGTCACGCTCAACAGCCTCGAGTCTTTTCTCTTCAAACTCAACTGCATCCCGCCACTGGTAGTGATGACCGAAGCCCCAGCAGTAACGACAGGCACCGCGGCGGAATTGTGAGAGTTGGTTTGCATCGAAAGTGGCGAGCTGCCACATCTGGGCGAGGACTTCATCGGCACTGCCAAGCATGCGCACAATGGAGGCTTTCTGCTGCTGCGCAATAGCCTGCGCAACGTTAGGATTCGCTATGAGCTGACGACCATAGTTTGGATCACTATAACCAGCACGTGCAGCGGCGGCAGTAGCGTTGTTGTCCTTCAGGTACTCCGCGACAAATAAGCGCTGCTGAGTTGTAAGTCCATCATCATCCACCAGCTGCTCTGCGCATTTTTCCTTTTGCGCAGTGCGCATTTTTTTATGAGCAGATTTGTAAGCAATTTGCGCAGAAGATTTTTTGATGTATCGGCGGGCAGTCGCATAGTTCAGTCCCTGCGCTTCACACCATTCCTTCGGGGATACGCCGGTTGCGGCATGTTCGGACAGGAACCGTTGCTGAAGCTCGCCCCAGTCCGGTTTTGCCATTGCTTACTCCAATAAAAAAACCGCCCTGAGGCGGTTAAACTTTGTTGAATGCTACGCACTGTATCCAGAGGTTTTCTCGCAGCCTCTGTTTTTCAGCCATTAAGGACTCGAATATTTCACCTGAGGATTGTCCACCATCGCAACTGTAGACTTCACCATACGAATACGCCGGTAAGTGCTCCCATGTGGTTGCATCGTAAGCATTCCATGAAAAAAACCACTGCTCTTTCTCTTCCATAACCCCTCCATATGACGAGGAGTTATTGTGCATTATCACAGGCACTCAGTGAATGCCTGCTGTAATGCCTGCCAAACTCTCGCAGTGGCTGCGCTCATGCCCTTGAGTTGCTGTCGCTTCATCGCCGCTTATAACCGATGCGCGTATGGCGTACGTGCTGCTTTACCGGAGCATGTTCCCTTATTTATTCTCACATCGGTCTGCTATAACTGCTCGCCATTACGCGACTCGGGGCAGCTTAATGACTGCTGCATTGCCTTTCGGCTACGGACTATCCGCTTCAGTGCTTCATGGGCTTACCCTCATGTGGGGATATCATTGTCGTTATCCCTTATCATGGATATTACCCTAACGATGGATCTCTCCGGGTGGATTGCAATAATATGCTTACCTTGAAAAAAACCATGGAGGTGACATGTTTTCCTTTCTCAATACATTTAAGCGGCTCATAAGTAAGCAGCAGGAAGCTCCAACCACTCAGCCGGAGTATTCAAATGAACAGCTTTTGCAATGGGCCACAGGATGCATGCTAGAGGGTTTACCCGACACGTTTTACGAAGCGAGGATTACCTGTTTTCGGAGCATTGACTATGACGGGCGTACAGCAATTGCGGCTATACATGACTTCAAGTTAACTAGTGAAAGCGAATATATCTCTTTCACTCCACCAGATGGCCTTTACGCCACACACTGCATAGAGAAAATTCTTGCTGGAAAAAACTGGAACCAAGCCACCATAACTTTCACGCCACAAACGACACGATTCCTGTGGCAATAAAAAACCGCCCGTAGGCGGTTACAGTTACTACAGTCTGTCTCGATGTTCCTGAAGTCGATCTGTAATGGTGTTTTCAAAACCTGGATCCGCGTTCATTTTCACAATCGATCGATCACCGACCTGATATCTTGCATTGTATTCAGCACGAGTTATTTGGAACTCGGCAACTTGAGAAATTAAATCTGGTGTTGAAATCCCGTGCTGCTGATTGTCGAACACCTTCACGTGGTAAGTGTCGGAGTCAATACTAATTACGTCGTAACGCATTAAGTTTGCATCAGTCTTGCTGTTGATGTAGTAGGTGGTCACATCATAAATCATTGTTATTGTCCTTTTTTAACATGTGAACCTACATCATGGGGGCGGTCGAAATGCGATCAAGACACAAAAACTTTTTTTATGGCTATTTGAGACATTGCTCACTAATGTAATCCTGCAGATAGCCAACCTGCTTCGTTACAGTAACGATTCGCTTTCTGAGGGTGAAATAATCCCGTTCAGCGGAGTCAGTAAGTCTGGGGCCGGAAGCATTGCCCATGCCGCCGGTGCCGGCCGTTCCGTTCGCGGGACATCTGGCGTTGACGTGCAGCCCACACTTGCCAGAGCTAACGCAACGCTGCAGATCTTCAAGCTGAGATTTCGCATCGGCTAATTCCTTTGTGTATTTAGCATCCAGCGCAGCGACATCTCGCTGGCGGGTCTGCATGTCTTTGATGGTGGCGTTCGCCAGGATGAGCTGTTCAGTGAACCTATCGCGCTGGTTTTTATAAGCGATGGCGTTGTCGCGGTAATGGTTTATCGCCCAGGCCATGGAAATCAGCAGGCAGATAACGACAGCACAGATGATGGCTGTTATTCGGCTCATTTCTGGCCCCACTCGCAAACTTCACGCTCAATCTCGCGCCGGGTGATCAGCCCCTTCCACTCCTTGCCACCGGCATACGTCCAGCGCTGCAGCTCTTTGCATGCTCCCGGAACATCACCGGCATTCAGTTTCTTCAGCAGCGTCGATCTGCTAAATGCGCCCGCTCCTGCGTTATACGTGAAGGAGTAAAGCGCGGCGCGGGTAGGTTCAGGGATGTGGACCTTAATCAGCGGGTCGATAGCTGCAGCTACCTTGCGCAGGTCAGATTGAAGCAAAGCGTCACATTCGTTATCGGTGTAACGGTGACCGCGGCGAATGTCAGTACCGGTGTGGCCATCGCAAACAGTCCAGATGCCGACCACATCCTGATAGGCGTAATAACGTCGCCCTTCAAGACCATCTGCATTGCCCAACATTACGGCAGCAATAGTGATTGCTCCGGATCCGCCGACAATTGCACCCACCAGCTTATTTCTGAGTGTCGTATTCATCTCGGTTCCTACTGCGGCGGTTGTCTTCTCGGATCTTGAAATAGAGATTTGTCAGGTACGTTAGTACGGCAACGATGATACCCACCAGCACGCCGATTGCGTTCCATTGCTCGGGACTGTAGGTATTCAGCACGCCGTTAAGGATGCTACCAGCTGAAGCGCCGTATGCAGCGCCGGTGGTTAATTTGTCCATGCGATACATGCTCTCACCTCGCTTTGTGCGGGTGTTGGGTGGAGGAAATAAAAAAGGCCGCCGAACGACAGCCTAGTGATGATTTTTACTTTCCGTAGCTACTTTCTAGCTAGGAAAGCAAAAAATTAAAGGATCCTTAAGAAGAGCCATTTACATGAGAAAATAATTAACTATCCACATAGTTTAAAAATGTTATTATTTACATTAAGGCATGACTTTAGCTTAAGTGGATAAAAGAAAGACAATCGGGCAGAAGATGGAATTATTTTTGCGGAGAGGAGTGATGTCGTTCTCCGCGCTTTTTTGTTTCATACGAGCATGTAATGTTTCGAGGATCGTTTTGCTAAAACACGTACTGAGGTTTAGCACCCTTTCTTAGCCCTGAGGTCTCTTACAAAACACAAGGGAAAAATAAAAAAAAACCTGCTCGGACAAGCAGGCATAAATAGCTTAGTTGGCAATAACTGAGGGAGTGGTGCCGGGTGCCCCCCGGTGGAAATGATCACAGCATTCATTTCCGCGCGCTGGTTGGACACTCTGGAGAAATGTCCTGCTGAACCGCCCCTCCGCTTAGGGGGAGCCACCAAAAAAACGCTTTCAGAAACATCCATACCGAAGGATGTTTAAGAAGCATATGTGCAATATGAAGAATCTGCCACGTAATCAGATGAATATATTCATTTAAATGGTACAGGCAGAGGGCCTTCAATCACCTCGGCCTCTCCGTTGTCGCAGATGTCGTCACCCTGTGTTAGGTGCCAAATACCATTAAAAGTAAGTCCCGTCTCAAGGTCTTCAGTAACACCATTGCTGAAGTAAGCAACCTGTACTCTGCCGTTGTGTTGAATCCAGTAAAAGCCTTCTTTCATTGCTACACCTCCGTTAGGTAAACAGAGTTTAGCTTTATCCGCATCGTTATAGCGTTAGAAATACTAAATAAAAATTAAGTATGCGCTGATCCGCCATCGAGGATTCGAACCCCGAACCACAGAGGTAGAAGCTCCGTGCTCTCTCCCGTTGAGCTAATGGCGGAAAAAAAAGACCAGTTGGAGAGCACTGGTCAACGGGTCATGCAGTTGTCTCTGCGATTTGGGCTTACACCCAGATAAATCTAGTTATGGTATCGAGAGCATTATCAAATGCCTTTTAAAAAGTAGCAGTTGAAATGAAATTTATGATACTGAGATAAACCATAAGCAGCCCTTTAGGATTTTTCTTACCAATGGCCTTTTCATAAAAGAAGAGTCTTTGTGCAGCGATAAAAAAAGCCCCACGGTGAAAACCGCAGGGCTTTAAACGAAGGCAATAATCCATCGTTAGAGCAAAATTACCACAGTTTCGGGAAAAGTAAATAGCTCACGATAAAATAACACCCTATTTTGTTAGCTGCTTAAGCTGCGCATCAGCCCAGGCTTCTTCGATATCAAACTTGGTGATGAGCTGGTCGTAGAATGGCTTAACAGACTTCTTCCAGGTATCGAGGCTGATTGCATCCGTTATCTCCCTTAAAGCTGCATAAGCCTCCGTTGATGGAATTCGCTCAAACCCCCGCCCACTGCAGCGCTTGCAATCAGCCAGTACCGGAACGCCCTGCTGCTCTGTAAGAGCCTGATTAACAGCTTTCCCGCGGCCATGACAATCTCTACAGGCACAACTAACAACCTTCTTCCCCTTACACTGAGGGCAGAGAACGCGTGCTACCTCCCTGACCTGCCTCCGTACCTCATACTCAGAAGGTCGAATATTTTCGACACCCATACTCAGCGACATCTTCACGAATTTCTTCTCTTTTGCCGGAGTGTGGGACTTCATGCTGAAAACCTCAGCGTCAATAATCCCTTCCCCATTGCAGCCATCGCACTGCTTCACACTGGCGGCGCTGCGGGAATAGTCCTCGAACGCGAAGGTGGCCAGTTGGTGCATTACCAGTGGTTTAACCACTGCATCAAGCTTTCGTAATGCCGCAACCCGATCGCACTTAGTCAACGCGTACTGGGCCAGGAGCTCGATCGCCCTCTCCCGGTCATTGTTGCTGATCCCCATCTTTCCGAGAAAAGCGCTGTATCCCAAAGCTGCCCGTTCCTGCGTCATGCCCATCGCAGCCATGATATCCGTTCCGGTTAATGCATCTGATGCCGTAGCGCGCGGAGAGTCGCTAATCATCGTCGATTTGGCGAAGTGATATTTGAGTGTATTTTCGAGATTCATGCGGTCTCCAGTTCGGTAATGGTGAGTTCTAATTTCCCGCCCTTAACGACAGGCATTTTCACAACGCGATAATCCACAATCTGGCAGTCATCCAGCCAGAATCCCGCCTTGGTTAAAGCGTCGAATGCAGCTTTCTGCAGGTTATCCAGATCGCGGCGCCGGCGGTCGGGCATGTGACATTCAATTAGGATTTTGAGTGGTGCAGCCGTCCGGATATTAAGACGAGCGCTTCGAATGACACTGGCCACCGCATAGCGATACGCGACACCATCAGCGCTAATGTGCGTGCGCCCGCGGTTGTGCCGGTAATACCGGTTATTGCTCGGCGGCCAGGGTAAAGTGATTTGATATGTCTTCACGTTCACCCCCACACCCGGTTTCGCCAGCGGCTGTCCGGGCGCGCTGGAGTATTTGAGGTCGGCAAGAATGCACTGACAGTCCATGTCACGTAGTCAGGGTTAAGGCTACGCTCAACTAGTATCCCGCGGGCCTTGTAACGCTTAACCAGTTCGTCGGCCTGTTCGGTGCTGCAATCGGTGTGGTGGAACCAGGTCTTCTTCATTCCATCACCCCGCAAAGCCAAGCAGCTGAGCGGCGACATTTTCGGCCTCATCGCGACTGCGGAATGAACGGGACAGAACCCAGCGCCAAAGAACATCGAGCGCGGCCTTATAGAGTTGCTGAAACTCGAGCTCGTCCATGTTGGCAAACGAGATGCTGCGAGGATGCTTTTTGAGTGTTCCGTCTGGCAGCTGAATGGCATCAAAGTGCCCTGCCTCAACGATTACCCATGAGCGGTAAGCATCGAAGGATTTGCACAGGCTAATGCCATTCGTGACGCGCCGGTAAGCAACCTGCTCAAGATACTGTTCAGCAGCATCGATAAGCGCGCCCTCATTCCCGCCATAAGAAGCCAGGAATTTTGCGTAGCCGGTGATCAGCTTCCTCTCGTTACTCGAGATAGCCCCTCCGGTTGGTTTCCAGTATTCAAAACCGAGATTGAGAAGAGCGAAAAAGCGCCGGTGAAATGCTGGGTTACGGACCCGCCTAAACTCGGCAACAAGAACATCACCGAGCCGGGTTTTGGATTGCAGAATATCGCTGGTCTCGGGCGTAGCCGGGATCAGTATTCCTGAGTGGTGTTTGATAAGTTGTAATTCTAGCGCCAT